GTACGTTTCATATTTGAAATAGTTTTTTGCATAAATGCATCTATTTCATTTGGGGGAATAGACCCAACATTCATATAAAAAATACGTTTTTCAGGCGCACGAGCAATTCTATGAATCAACATCGCATCTTCCATTAAAGTATATTGTTTAAACAATTTACGAGCTGGTTCAACGTAAGAACGGCCATAAGGTAGGTAATTAGTGTCACCAATTAGCCTAAAGTGGGCCATTTCATAGTTATCGAAGAAAATACCAGGTGAATTATCTGTTCCTGCTCCTGGTACATTATACATTCCGGAATTTGTATTAACTAAACCATCTGGAGAATATTTATAACGAATTTCTGAAGGGTTTTCTATGTTAAACCCCTCTTGCCTTTCAATATGATAGGCAGTATAAGGAATAACATTATACACACCAAATTTTTCTGATATTTCTAATTTTAAGAAAAAATCACCATATTTAGCCATTTGACGAACCCATGACCATAAATTAAATTCTATGTTTAATACATCATAAAATAAATTATAGAGTATTTTTTGGATGTCTTCATTTGATGAACGAATAGATAATACTTCACCCATATCATTCTTTAAGGTAGATTCATCAGCAATAATATCTAAGGCAGAAGCAATAATGGCATCCTGATCCATCACATCATATTCTGAGTATAATTGGGGTCTAAGGTATTGGTAATTAAAATTAAATTGGGATCCATATAGTGAAGAAGGACTTGTAGAAAAAATCCTATTATATCTATCAATTAATGAATTAGTTTGCAATTCACCACTAGTTTGAATTGTGTTACTATCAATTACTTTTACCTGGTTTCCACCAGCATTACGTATAATTACGTCAGTTGAAAATAATCTTTGTAATCTACTAAATAAGCCTTTATCTGCCATTGTATATAGTTATTGTTATAAATATTGCTATAGAAGCCAGCTAATGTCTTCTTTTCCACCATCTGTATCTATATGGTAAGGGTTATCATGTCCCTTTGAAAAATAACCACCTTGATACGATGTTCTATTTACTGTTATATTATTTAATGCATTTCGGGTTGCATCTAAACCTCGTTGTCTTAATTTTAATGCTGTATCTCTAATGTACATTGCAATACCAAATGACATAACTAAATCATCATTATACCCACTTTGGGCTTCTGCTCTTCCGTTACGCCAAATAAATACTTTCATTTCTTCTATCAATCTTTTAGATTGTATTGTTACTCCTTTATCACTAATGTACTCTTGAAATTTACCTATTACCATAGGTCTAGTTCTAGATGACATAGTAAAACCAGCTACCATTTTTGAATGGTCTTGATATTTGTCAAAATACGAATTAGCATTTGGGGAGTCACTCCTTTGTGAATAGTAGAGGTTAGGATATGCACGATCTATTGCTACTTGTATAGTTGCCCAACCAATATTTGCATTTTCAATTACTAACATTGCTTCATTATACTCTGAAGCTAAACCTACTAACAAATGACCATATTCTTTTGTACCCAATTGTCCTTTATATTCTGCGACTTGTACATTATTTGCCACATCAATTACATGACATGCCGAATAGTCTTTTCCATCACCTCTGGATACATCAGCTACTACAATATAATCTCTTGTATAGTCAGGTGATTCCCAAACCCATAAATTTTGGTCTGCACCTCTTTTTTCCATAGGATCCTTTATATAAGTTTTTTCATAAAAATCTATATATTCAGGATAAAACACAATATCACCAGAAGTTGAAAAATCACAATCACATTCTTGAGCAGCCATTCTAGGATCACCTAGTAATTCATCTTGTCTATCTCTCCAGGTTTGATCTCGTTCTGGGTGAACATACCAAGGTAATTTGATAGGTAAAAATTCATTTTCTGCTGCTTCTGCTCTTGCCCATGTTTGGTGGAACCAGTTACCTGTACCATAAGGAGTAGATAATGCAATACATCCACCACCAGTTGCTAATGTTTGTTGAGCTGAGGCCCAGATTTCACCAATATTATCAATGAATGCTGCCTCATCAATTAGTAGCAAAGATACTGCTTCGGTTCTACCTGCATCTGAACTTGCTG